GGGTCTGTGAACAGGCCGCACGCCTGGAACGCGAGCTGCGGGTGAACCTTGCCGCTCGCCAGCATCGTCGTCAGAACCTGCGACTTGACCAGGATATTCTCGTAATTGCGCCTGTTGAACGCCAGCTCGATGTCGCGGATGCGCAGGTCGAGGTCGACGTCCTTGCTCTGGCGGCAGATGCGCAGCGCCACGCGCAGGAAGTCCCGCTCGGCGCGCTTGAACTGCAGCTCGTAGCCCTTGGCGTGGCTCTCGGCCAGCGTCCAGCCGTCGCGCAGCAGCACGGCCGCGCCCGTGTCGGACGAGCTCCCGCTCGCGCCGTTTCGGTTCGGCATGCCGCAGATGTTCACGACCGCCTTGTAGATGTCCTCCTTGACGGTCTGCGTGCCCGCCTGGTCGAGCGGGCTGGATAGCATCTCTATCGCGGCGCTCACCTGCTGGTCGATCGTCTTGATCTTGACGGCGCCCTTGGCGCGCATCTCGTCGTAGTCCTCGGCGGAGATGTCGCAGTCCTTGAACACCATCAGCGACTGCACCACCTGCTCGATGTCGTCGAGGCGGTTGCTCTCGATGCTGTTGATCGCGTCGAGCAGCGGCAGCACGGGCTCGAAGACGCCCATGCGGGCGTTGTTCAGGCGGTACTCCACGATCGGGTTGGCCTTGTAGGTCAGCGTCTCCGCAGACGTTATCTCGCCGCCCTCCACGACGTAGAGCGCGCGGTCGGTGTAGACGTTGTAGACCTTCTCGCCCGTGGCCTTCTCACCCACCCACACGCTCATCAGCTTGCGGTGGTGGTACGCGCTCGACTCCGCGACGAACGTGCGCCTCGGGTCGAGGGTGTAGACCTCGAACGGCGCGCCGCCGTCCTCGGCGTCGTTGGCCGAGTCGACGTCGCACATGCGGTACCCCAGCCCGCACACGCACATCCACTCGAACAGGTCGCGGTCGCAGCTCGCCTTGTCCTCGGCGAACATCAGCGTGTTGAGCTCGTTGACCTGGGCGAGCGTGCGCTCGTAGGCCTCGTCGCCGTCCTCCTGCATGCGGCAGGTGTACTGGAGCGGCTCGGCGAGCTGGTAGCCTATCTTGAACGCGATTATCTCCTGGGCGTGGTTCTCCACGACCTTGTTGTTGATCTCGGGGCGGACGTCCTTCTCCCTGTGCAGCACGGGCTGGATGCCCTTGTAGTAGCGCCACAGGTAGTCGGCCTGCGCGGCGTTGACGCCGAACGGCACCAGCGCGTCGTTGAGCGCGACGACGACGTTGCCCTCGTCTATCTCCTCGTAGTCGAGGTAGATGGGAATGCGCCCGGCGAACGCCGGGTGCGTCTCGGGCGGCTGCGGTATGCTCTCGTTGGACTCGTCCATGGGTTCCCTTCGTCTCAGACGGTGGGGACCCGGCCGCTTTCGCGAAGGGGCGGGTCGCGCCCCGCGGTATGGCGCGCGGGGTGACGGCCGGACCACCGACAGCGGAGAGGTTCCGCCGATTGAATCCTGCTGCGCCCGCGCGCGGAAGGCAACGGGCGGGCGCTACGCGGCGGTTGGGGGCGCTTCCGGGCGCTTTAGAACGGCCTCGCCATGGGCTCCGCCCTCGCGGGGCGCAGCGAGCACGCGAGGCGCTTGTACATCGACATCGAGTCGGGGGCGTCGTCGTGCTTGTTGCGCCCCTCGGTGGTGTAGTGGGTCAGCTGCTGCATGAACAGGCGGTAGTCCGCGTCGGGCGGCTCGGCGCGGAAGTAGCAGTTCTCCTTGACCCAGGCGCTGTCGACCAGGATGCGCGTCTCCTTGTTCTCGGTGGAGAACTTCTTGCGCAGGTCCACCGCGTGCCCCATCTCGCGGCACTTGTCGCGCACCGAGTCGGCCACGCGCCCGCCGGCGCTGTTGGACTCGAACTGCGCGAGCCCGACGCCGTGGCGCGCCAGCGCGCGGGCGAGCCTGGGCTCGACCGACTCGGGCAGGCCGTTGTCGAAGACGACGCCGTGGATGTAGTGGCGCCTGCCGTACACGTACCCTATGGGCATCGAGGCGTAGTCCGCCCCGCGGTCCTTGGTGTCGCACACGGCGATGACGGCGTCGGGCTCGCCCTCGGGCAGCTCGTCGTAGTACTTGAGCTCGTCGGCCTGGAACATCAGGCCGCCTATCCAGTACGGCTCGCCCATGTACTTCGCCGACCACGAGTCCCCCTCGCCGGCCTCCTGCAGGTCGCGCCTCATGCGCTCGTAGTACTCGGTCGAGAACCCCAGGCCGTGGAGGTACGTGAAGTTCGTCTCGCCGGCCGCGTCCAGCGCGGGGATCACGATCGCGCGGCAGCGCGGGTTGCCCTCGTTCGTGTCGATGACGCGCCCGATCACGTCGTTGGGCACCCACCTCGTGCCGACGTGGACCTCCTTGGCGCCGTCGAGCATGCGGTCGCGCAGCTGGTTGAGGTAGGACGCGTAGAGCTTGTCCATGCGGTCGGCCGATAGCGCCTCCTCGCGGTCGGACACGAGGTCGTCGCAGTAGAGCCACCCCCTGGAGCCCACCTCCACGGCGCCGGTGAGCGTGCCGTCGACCGAGCGGCACGTCAGCGAGGGGAAGCGCCCCTTGCGCTTGAGGTGGATCGTCTCGTCGGCCATCGACTTGTCGACCAGCGGCGAGTCCGGGAACACCTCGGCGAACCGGTACGTCGCGTCGTCGGATATGATCGAGAGCGCCTCCATGTGGAAGCCCTTGGTCAGCTTGTCGGAGTGCCCGCTCATGACGTTGGCGCTCAGCGGCTCGCGCCCCATCTGCCATGTCTCGGCGAACACCCCCGTCGTCGACTTGCCCACGCGCGGCGGCAGCGAGACCACCAGCACGTCGAGCCTGTCGTCGGCCAGGTCCTGGAACCCCTCGCACACCGGCATCAGCACGTGGCGGCGCGGGAGCCAGAAGCGCTTGGACGGCTCGCGGTTCCACTCCATGAACAGCATGTAGCTGTCCAGGTCGTGCGGCGCGTTCATCTTGAGCACGCCCTCGATGCACTCCAGTATCGCCGCGGCCTCGGACACGTCCGCGCCGCACGCGACCACCTCGTCGGCCGCCACGGCGCACACGTGCCTCGCGTAGGCCGCCTCGACGCGCGCCTCGCCCGCGTCCAGCATCGCCCGCAGCAGCGCCGCGGCGTCGCGGAACGGCTCCGCCCGCGCGCCCCCGCGCGCCTTCCCGATGACCCCGTCCAGCACCAGCTGCGCCGGCATCCCGACCTCGTCGCCCATGTGAAACCTCCCTAGAACAGAAAAGGGCCCCGCCAGTCCATGGCGGAGCCCTCTCCTGCCCGGCGGCGCCGCCCCCGACGCCCGCCGCGCGCCCAGATTATACGCCCGCGGCGCACCTCCTGCGCCACGTGCTCTCGGACACGCCCAGCTCGGCCGCGGCGGCGCGGGCCGTCATCTCGCCCGCGTCGACCAGCCCCCTCAGCTCGGCGAGCCTCCCCGCGTCGACCTCGGCGCGCGGCCTGCCCTCGCGGTAGCCGGGGCGCGACCTGGCCGCGGCCTTGCCCTCGGCGAGCCTCTCGACGATCATGTCGCGCTCGAACTCGGCCATCGCGAACATCACGGTGAGCATCATCCGCCCCACGGGCGTGTCCTCGACCAGGCCCATGTTGAGCACCCTCACCGACACGCCGCGGTCGACCAGGTCGCGCACCGCCGCGCACCCGCCGGCGGCCGTCCTCGCGATGCGGTCGAGCTTCGCCACGACGAGCGTGTCGCCCGCCTCCAGCAGCGCGTCGAGCACGTCCCAGGCCGGCCTGTCCATCGTGGTGCCCGTGAACACGTCCTCGAAGACGCGCTCCGCGCCCGCGGCGAGCAGCTTGGCGCGCTGCACCTCCAGGCCGAAGCCGTCCCCCTGGGAGCGGGACGACACCCTCGCGTAGCCGTAGACCGTCATCGCAACCCCCTCTCCAGCTCGTCGGCCTTCCTCCTCAGAGCCTCTATCTCGCCCCTCACGTCGGCTATGCGGTACTCGCACCCCGCTCCCTCGCAGTGGGCGCGGCGGACCTCCTCGAAGGTGATGGGCGGGTACCATACGGAGCACTCCGCGAAGACCATCCTGTCGGAATTGCGCACCACGAGCAGGCGGTTCGCCTTGATCTTTCCCTTCATGGCGCGCTTGCAGGCGCCGGCGTAGAGCTCGAAGGCGTCGTCGAGGTAATCGACGTGCCTCCTGTAGAAGCACCCGTTGACGTAATCCCCATCGTAGACGACGCTGTATTCCCTCTCTTCTCCCATGGTATAATCTCCTTTGCAATCTGCTAGTGGTTGCGGAACGATGACCCGCCGGCGTGCCAGCGCCCGCGGGTCGCTTTTTTATTTTTGAGATTTTTTCTCGCGCAGGCCCCTCTGGCGCGGCGGCGCGGTCCTCTCGTCGACCGCGAACGAGCCGGCGGGCACCTTGTCGGTCGGCACGAACGCCACCGTGTACCCCAGCGCCGCCGCGATCTCGACGGCCGTGTCCATCGTGATGCTCACCGGCTTGAACACGCCCTTGACGTTCTGGCCGTTGATGTAGCCGCTGACCGCGGAGGGCGTCACCTTCATGTCGTGCGCCAGCTTTGCCTGGGTGGTGTTGCGCTCCTCGAGCATCCCCCTTATCGCTTCGCTTGCCTTCATGTTTCCTCCTTTCGCTAGTTAACATCCTACCTAACAAATTATTACTTGTCAAGTAACTTAGTCCCTTTTATATGCACTGGCTGGTCGGAGCACTTACTACGCGCTTTTAATATATCGCCATTTACTGGAGGGGGCGTTGGATCGTCGGCGCCCCCGCTCGCGTCGACCTCCCCGACCGCCGGCTCAGACGTCCAGGGCGCTACTATTCGACATATTCGCCGACACGCTCGAAACCTTCGAAGCGCGTCAAAACTTTCAGGTTTTGGAAGGCGTATCATCATCAAGTAATTACTTATGTATAATCTATGAATGCGCCCCGTTTATACTATTGTCATTAAGTAATTACCTTATTATGTAACTGTATTAAGTAATTACTATCTGAGGAGGAATGGCAGTGAAGAAACGTATCGTACTAAGGACGCGCGGCGATTACGCCCCTAGCGTAATCAAGGCAATGCAACGGGGCGGCTATCGTCTAGCAGTAATTGAACCGCTGGACATCTTCGTCCACATGGAATTCAAACCACGGAAAAAGTAAAGGAGTAGTGAGCATGAATTATCTGAACCTGAGCAATTATGAGCGCATGAGCTCGCATGAATCATGGAGCCGTTTCAATTGGGGCGTCGACGATCCGAGCGCCACCGTGTACCACCTCAAAACCGACGAATTTGAAATCTTCGTCTGTGATAATTGCCCTGGATACGGCGAAACCGACGCCCACAACGTCATCTGTGAAGTAAACGACGAATTCGGCGGGCTCCTCGCCCAATCATTCGAGCAGAACGAAGCCGACGCCATCCGCGCGGCTTTCGTCGCCATCGCCGCCCCCGTGCCGATGCGCAAGGAGGCATGCACAGAGGACGCCGTGAACGTCATCGCCTACACCGTCTACCAATCCATCATCGAAAAATGCGCCATGTGCGAAATGAACGTCGAGCAGGTGGCGAAACTGCAGGAAACCGCCCGAAAGCACGTGGAACGCAATATCCGTTTCGCGTCTTTCGACTGGGATGAATTCTAAGGGAGGAGGCAACCGGCATCAAAAGAAATGGCCCCGACTGACTGGAGACCAAACGGGGCCGAACGGCAGAAACCGCTAACAGAGAGGATAACAAAAATGGCACTCGCAAATATGACACAACATGAAACCGACGAACACAACCGCGAACATTGTAAAAGCATCGCCAAACGTCTTTCGAGCATGGCACAGGGCATCGGTTACGAATGCCCGTATTGCGGGCATGAGATTGACGATCCGAGCGATGAGCTCCTCGAGCTCCTCGAGAACGAAGAGCCCGTCGAGTGCCCATGTTGCCATCATGAGGAGACATTCGAGCCCTTCGACTTCGTCGACTGGCTGAACGATAGCGTCTTCGATATCAAATGGATACTCGACAGTGACCGCGAATATTTCGCCTGTCGGCTCATGGTAGCATGCGGCGGCCCGAATATCTACATTGACACGTTCCGCGAAAGCGTCGAGCTCTTTTGGTGGGGAGACCGCGCATATTACCCGCTCGACAGTTACGCTATTGAATTCATTGACGACAACATGCGCGAACTATTCCACTGCTAATAACCCGCCGACGATCCGAAAGAAGGCACCTAAATGACTTACACGATAACCGAAACCAAAACCCTTTACACGTTCGACGAACTGAGCGACGAAGCGAAAGAGACCGCCAAAAGCAACCTATTGCAAGACCCGTGGTATTTCTGGACTGACGTCGACGCCGAAAAAAGCTATATCATCGACCCTTTGTTCCCGCATGCGCGCCCCGAATGGCAAGGCGATTTCTCGTTCTGTCAGGGCGACGGGCTGAACATATACGGCGATTTCTCGTTCAACGAATTGAGGGCATGCGCGAATTTGCGCCCCATAAAAGAAGACGTCGAAATAACGTTGAAGCCTAACCCCCGTTACACATACTGCCGATGGGATATGAGTTACTACGGTGCCGACATCCTCGACCGTTTAAGCGAGGAAAAAGGCGAGGCGTACGCCGAACGCCAGCGCGCAAACGTGGCGAGGATCTGCGACGCCGTCGGCGCTCTTTGCTCGAATCTGAGGGAATACGGGGAGTGGCTCATATTCGAAGGGTACCTCGACCCCTCAGTGTATGACGGGCAACTGTTCGACGAATTCGGCGAATACGTCACCTCACGATAACGAAACCACGACATGAGAGAAGGCAATTATGTATTTCGATTACACCTCGAGTAATGCCATCCTGGCAAACGTCGACGACGAGACGCGCGACGAGATAACCGCCGGTTACATCCTCGAATGCCTCGCCAATAGCATCGACATCACGTTCAACGAACTGCGTAACGAAGGATACCCCGTGTATTACGGCAACGACTACGCCGCCTACGAATTCACGGCATTTATCCACGGTAGCGAATACCTGTACACGCTCAATGATAAGGCTATCGACGAATTACGGGAGTGCGGATCGACGGTATTCTATCCCCGTGAATGCCTCGACGCCGTGGAATTCGTCCAGATGACCCCATGCGATTTCGACATGTTCGGTTGTGAGTGCTATAAACTCGAATGGTATGTCGACGGCATGGCGTACGAATACAACGGCGTACAAGAACGCCCGATAACGCCGAACGTAACCCACGTCTACGATGTAAACCAGCCGGCGCCCGTATTCGTCGGGGCGATTGACACAAGTGACGACGAGGAATACTGTAATTTCATGGCGCAACTGGTAAACGATTACTTGAACGCCTCAACCTGGACGCCTAAAACGATGAGGGGGTAATCATGGGATTGATGATATTGTTCTACGTTTTAATCACTCCGTTGGTAATTCTCGCCAAACTGCTAAAACTCCAGTAAACGAAAGCGCCCCGACTCCCTCGGGGCGTTTCTTTTTGCCCACGCCATGACCAGACGCCCCGATTGTTTCGGGGCGCCCGCATATCCAGCGCCCCACTCGACCAGACGCCCCGATATTCGGGGCGTTTCACATGCCGCCGGCGCCCGTCAGACGATCCGAACGTAACCGAATATGAGCCGTTTTAAGGTACCGTTTTTCGCATCCTGGTACCCTTATACCTTTTTGCCGAAAACATAGGCTCATACGCGCTCTTATTGTCTCTGATAGCGCATTCGAAGATCCCCACAATGCGTTATTTCGGCTTTCGTCCAGGGCGGAACGCGCGGAAACGACCCCGGAAACGCCCGCGATCGTGCGACGGCGCCCCGGGACCGGGGCGTGCCCGGCGTCCCGCGGCTCGGAGCCGGCGCGCCCCTCCCCGGGGAAGCCCCCAAAGTCGAAAGTCGCAAAGTCGAAAGTCGCAAAGCCGCGGGCGATCCTCCGAGAGTCGCAAAGTCGCTAAGTCGCCGGGCGATCGCCGCGCTCCCCGCCGGCGCCGTCCTCTCCGGAGTCCTCCACCGACACGACCTCCGCCTCGAGCGCCGGGGGCTCCTTGCCCACCTGGAGGGCGTATTTCGCCGCCACCTCCTCCGGCGAGGGCAGCGCCTCGCGGTCGACCTCGACCCTGCTCACCCTCACGGTCTGGTCCTCGTAGCCGAAGTAGTTCTTCGCCAGGAAGAACCATTTGACGGGATTCTTCTGCTCCTCCATGAGAGAAATCTCCAGGTTGGTCTCCAAAAAGTCGTACGCTTTTTGGATTACGTCAACACACGCCGGGGTTATTCCGTGCCAAGTCTTGTAATGCTCGTTCCTCGTGGCGACTCCCCACAGCTGCTTCCTGTTCATGCCGAAAGCCTGCGCCATGCTGCTCACCATCGGCTTCACGTGGTGCCTGTCGCACAGGTCCAGGTACTCGTAGAACCTCTCCTGCATCGCGCCGGCGTCCGAGTAGTCGGGCGCGTCGAGCGCCAGCAGCTCCTTCCCGAACGCGATGATCCTGTGGTTCGTGGTCGGGTCGACGTTCGAGGGGTCGTGCGCCTGCGTCATCGGGGTCTGCCTAGGCAGGCCGTCCTTCCTACGCCGGGCGCCCCCGCTTCCGGGTCCTCCCATATGCTC